TATCCAGCAGACAAGTCAACTAATATTGTACAAGACGGGATACTAGAGGACTTCAAAGGTAAAAGTTTACCTGTAGGAGAATTTAATAAAAGTATTGGAGCTAACGCAACAGGACCTCTAGATGTACGTAAAGGAAATAATCCAGACAAATTTCCAAGACCTATTAATCCAATGATGTCTTTGACACTTGCAAAACAAGGTCTTGAACAAGATGTTATTAGAGGAACAACAACTACAAGTTCAAGACGTGACATTCCTAATACTGTTTATGGTTGGAATACTCCAGGACCTTTAGATAAACGTGACGGCAAGCCAAAAGGAAAATATGGAGATGTACGAAGTTCAGCTTATATGTTTAGAAGCAGACTAGGCGGATCTGCATTTACAATGGATGACGGAGATCCTACTATTCTTAGAAATGGAATAGCAAAAGAAAATCCCGCACTATATTATGATATTGAGAATACTCCTGATAATATTAGTAAGTCAGATGTTACATTACCGTTTAATGAACATATTAGATTACGTTCAAGAACAGGGCATCAAATTTTATTACACAACACAGAAGACTTAATTTACATTGCTAATGCAAATGGTACAGCATGGATTGAATTAACATCAAATGGTAAAATTGATGTGTATGCACAAGATAGTATTAACCTAAGAACTGAAACAGATCTTAACATAAAAGCTGATAGAGATATAAACATTGAGTCTGGTAAAGATATTAACTTTACAGCAGGACGTAATTATAAGTTAATGGTTAATAATGATAGAGATGTTAAAACAAATAAAAACGAAACTACATTTGTTGGAATGGATAAAAACGAATGGACAGGTAATAATCATACAGTTGCAGTAGGTAGCGACCAAGATATTCAAATTAAAGGAACACAGCGTTCTACTATTAGTGGAGATTATAATTTACAAGTTAGTCAAGATGGACATATTGCTATAAACGCAAACTTACACAGTAAAGTAGTTGGCGATTATAGACAAACTGTAAATGGTGCATTTAATTTGAATACTGTAGGCGATAATAAATTTACTAGTGGAGCAAGTACACAAATTAAAAGTACTCTTGCAAATAAATTAGATGCAGGAACATTAACTTCTATTTTAAGTGTAGGAACACATTCAGAAACTGCATCACAAATACACATGAATAGTACAGTGCCTGCAACAACAGCAGATGTTGCCGATAGAGTTGGCGATGCATTTAGTTTTCCGGTAACTAATTCAGTAATAGATAATACTAGCCGAGTGCTTGATAAAGATAATGTAGTTATGAATGATGCAAGCGGAAATCCATTAAGAGTAACAGCAGATGCACTTAGAGCAAGTGTTGCAGTTGAAGCAAACAGACCAAGACGTATTCCAAGACACGAACCATGGGACGGACACGAAAACATTAATCCAGCAGGACATACTCCTAGTGCTACAGCAAGTATATTATCACCGTCACCAGAAGTTAGATTACAACAACCTCAGATTGATAAAGATAGTGATATACCTGATTACTCAGAAACATCAGGTATCTATAATGCACAAGATGCATATATCCAAGATCCAGTAACAGGTGAGCGTGTAAAAGAAACGTTTGATGCTGACAAAATTCCAACTAAAAATACAGATAATGCATCAGGTAACCAGCCAGCAGATCCTGTGCCTGTTGACAATATGCAACGTTATTTCTTAAGTGAACTTATAAAAGGTTTAGGATTAGATCCATTAACTTGGAAATCAACAAATGCTCATGCACTAGCAATGGCGTGTGCCCAAGTACAAAAAGAATGTAACTTTGAACCAAGGTCAGAAAATATGAACTATAGAGTATCAACTCTACAGCGTGTATGGCCAAATAGATTTGGCGGATCAGCAGGCAAGCGTAAAGCTGAAACACTTGTTGCAGGTGGACCACCTGCTATTGCAAACTCAGTATACGGAAATAGAATGGGCAACGGCTCTGCAGAAACAGGCGACGGATTTAGATATAGAGGTAGAGGACTTATACAAATTACAGGAACAAATAACTATAAAAAATATGGCGGACTAGCAGGTGTTGATATTTACAACAATGCTGACATGGCAAACGATCCTACAGTTGCTACAAAAGTTGCAGTAGCATACTTAAAAAGTAAAAGTGTAGATTGGACAAGTGCAGATTTTAGTTCTTTAGGATCACAATTTAAAAAAGCAGTCGGATATGCTGATTCAGACGGTTCAAACACAGCAAGCAGAATTGGATTAGGAAAAGGATTCTATCAAAAAATCATTAATAATGAACTTACACCATTAGCAAGTCTAACAACAACGACACCTATAGATAAAGGTGCAGGAACGTCGCAGGTACAGTAATGCATAAATTTGTAATAATGAAAAACAATGAACTTTTTACGTACACAAATTTTGAGGATATTCCTCTAGACTTTGATCACATAATTGAATTCAATCCTTCAGTACCCCCTGAGCCACATACTGAAGAACAACACCAAGAAATTGCACAATGGCCAGATAGATTAGAAACATTAATGGAGATAGAACGTGCCCGCAGTAACTAGAATTGGAGATGCAGATGTAGCTCACTGTTCGGGTATGACTAGAGCAGAAGGATCAGGTGATGTATTTGCAAATGGAATATCTGTAAGTAGACAGGGTGATAATAATACTTCACATTTACTACCTCCTGTACCATGTCCAAGTCATGCCGCACCAATAGCAGTAGGATCAACAACAGTTTTTACAAATGGCAAAGGAACAGGCAGAATAGGAGATGCGATATCAGGTTGTACAAGCGTAGCGGCTGGCAGTCCTAATGTTTTCGCCGGCGGATAAAATAAGGTAAATATTAATATGGCAACAGATTTATACAAAACAATTAAAATTACTCCTAAAAGGCAGTCAAAACCCCCTGTATCACAGAAGGCATACAGAGGATTCAGCACAGTTAATCCTGACAACAATTCTTTCCAACAATTTGATGTTTCATTAATTAAACAAAATTTATTAAATCATCTTAATATACGCCAAGGAGAAAAGTTATCTGATCCTAGATTTGGTTGTATTATTTGGGATGCCTTATACGAGCCATTAACATCACAACTAAAAGACGCAATTACAGAAAATGTTACAAATATTGTAAATTACGATCCAAGAACTAGAGCTACAGGAGTTCAAGTTTCGGAATACGAAAGCGGATTACAAATAGAATGTACGTTGATGTACTTAGACTACAATATTAGTGAACAACTAAGATTACAGTTTGATAAAAGCGTTGGATTGTCGTGACACAATTAACTACTAGTATTATTGTTTTCAATAAATACAGTAGAGTTTAAAGAAGGATAACCTATGTCATCAACCGACAGACAAAATAGATTGCTACTTGCAGAAGATTGGCAAAAAGTATATCAAAGCTACCGTAATGCGGAATTCCGTAGTTACGACTTTGACACACTTAGACGGGCGATGATTACCTATCTAAGACAGAATTACCCAGAAGATTTTAACGATTATGTAGATACATCAGAGTACCTTGCACTAATTGATATGATTGCATTCTTAGGTCAGAACATTAGTTATAGAGTTGACCTAAACGCAAGAGAGAACTTCTTAGAACTAGCAGAACGTAGAGAATCAGTTCTCCGTTTAGCTCGTATGCTTTCATATAATCCTAGACGTAATCAGTGTGCAAACGGACTACTTAAATTTGAGACAGTAAGCACTACAGAAAATTTAATTGACAGTAATGGCACTAACTTATCAGACCAAACTATTATCTGGAATGACCCTAGTAATGCTAACTGGTCAGAACAATTTAGGCGTGTGTTGAATTCAGCACTTCCACAAAACGGAACAGTCGGTAAGCCATCAATAACCAAAGCAATTAATGGAGTACTTACACAACAGTATAGATTTACATCTACAGGTAACGATGTTCCTATATATACTTTTAGTAAATCAGTTAACGGTTCTTCAACACAATTTGAAATTGTATCAACAGGTATTGATACTGACTTTAATGTAATAACAGAAGAAAATCCTGTACCGGGGAATAGTCTAGCATTTTTATATAGAGAAGATGGAAGAGGTTCAGGAAGTTCAAACTCAGGATATTTTTTACATTTTAGACAAGGAAGTTTGAAATCTAACGCATTTGACGTTTCAGCTCCGTCAGCTAATCAAAGGATTTCAATTGAAGCAGAAAATATTAATGATACTGATGTTTGGCTTTATGGTTTAACCAGTAATGGTATTCCTAGTAAAATTTGGACAAAGGTAAGTTCAACTGAAGGGAACAATGCAATCTATAATAGTTTAAACAAAAAACTTAAAGATTTTTATGTTGTACAAACTAGATCAGATGACGAGATTAGTTTAGTATTTGCAGACGGCACATTTGGTAACTTGCCGCAAGGCGGATTTAGAGTTTATTATAGAACTAGTGCTAATAGATCGTTAAGTATTGCTCCAAGTGAATTAACAGATATTACTATTAGTTTTCCTTATCTTTCTAAGGCAGGAACAACAGAAACAATGACTGTTGGCTTAGAACTTAAAACACCAGTAACTAATGCTACTATTAGTGAAACAACTTCAAGTATTAGAACTAACGCTCCGCAAACTTACTATACACAAAATAGAATGGTTACTGGCGAAGATTATAATATTGTTCCTTTAACAACTAATCAAGAAATTATTAAAGTAAAATCAACAAATAGAATTGCTAGTGGTATTAGTAGATATTTTGATCTTAAAGATGCTACTGGAAAATATTCTAGTACAAATTTATATGGCAGTGATGGAATACTTTATAGAGAGCCATATGAAAACAAAACGTCTTTTACGTTTGGCACTCAAACAGATATTGAAGGCGCTATTGAAAATACAATATTGCCTATTATACAAAATAGAGCAATTAGTAACTTTTACTTTGCAAACTATGCTAAGATTATTGTTAGTGATCTTAATGCTACATGGAAGCAGTCAACTAAGACAACTAACAGTTCAACAGGACTATTAAATAATATTAATGATGTTGCATATCAACTTGGAACATTTACAGGCGGTTCTTTAAAATATGTAGAAGCTGGAGCATTGCTTAAATTTAAACCACCAGTAGGATTTTATTTTATTGGTAATGGAGAGCTTACAAGTAACGCATCAGCAAAAGGCGCAAGTACATATAAATGGGTAAAAGTTATAAGCGTAGATGGTGCAGGCACAAGTGTTAACAGTGCAACAGGTTTTGGACCAGTTGTGTTTAATGAAATATTACCTGCAAACAGTATACTAGAAGAAGTTAAACCAAAACTAGTAAAAGACATTTCAACAGATGTTAGATCACAAATTATTGATCAAGTATTTTCATATAAAACTTTTGCATTAAGATATGATCAAGTTACAAGAAACTGGCGTATTATTATTAACGAAAATTTAAACACAGTAGATGTGTTTAGTAATGGTAAAACAGGTGATGTAACAAATAATCAACTTGACTCAAGTTGGCTAATATTATTCGAAACAAACGGAGAAAAATATACAGTTACAAATAGAGGACTTAGATATATTTTTGAAAGCGATAAAGAACTTTCTTTTTACTTTGATGGACAAAATAAAATTTACGATTCACAAACAGGACAGTTAGTAAAAGACAAAGTTGCAATTATGAACTTTAATACTAAGCCTGACGAACTTACACCATTTAATAATGATGTTAATTGGGAAATTGTTAATGCTTTTCGAAACACAGACGGATATATTAACAGCAAAAAAGTAGAAGTTAGTTTCTTTGATTTAAATGATGATGGCAGTATCGACGATCCAGACATATTTGATGCTGTAGTTGCACCTTTAACAAATACATCTACAAAATATATTTTCTTAAAGAAAGAATCATCGGATCAAGGATTTAACAAATATAATTATTATAACGCAGGTACTGCAATTAAAACTGTTACAACAGAAACTGAAATTGGAGCATACAGTCAGTATTCAACAGGCCAAGTTTTTTATATTATTGATAACGATAACTTTAAAGTACTAACTAATAGTGTCCTTGTAGTAACAGCAGATTATAAAGCACACGTTGGCAGATCAGATCTTAAATTTCAGTATGTACATAGTGCAGATGATGGTAATAGAATTGATCCAAGTGTAAGTAATATTATTGATGTATATATGCTTACACAAACATACGATCAAAACTATAGGAAGTATATTAGTGGAGCGATTGCTACTGAACCTTTACCACCAAGTACAGATGAATTATTCCAAAACTACGGTGCAGAAATTGGCCAGTATAAATCAATTAGTGATGAAGTAATTTATCATTCCGTACAATATAAGCCTTTATTTGGTGTGCATGCACAAGAGAATTTACAAGCAACATTTAAAATTGTAAAGAATAGCGGTGAAGTAGTTAATAACAATGAAGTAAAAACACAAGTGATTAGTGCAATTAATTCGTTCTTTAGTTTGCAAAACTGGGATTTTGGAAATACATTCCATTTTACTGAACTTGCAACACATATAATGAATAGAACAGCACCAGATGTTGTTAATATTTTATTAGTACCCAAACAAGCAAATCAAGGGTTTGGAAGTTTATATGAAGTTAAAGCAGAAAATAACGAGATCTTTATTAACGATGCTACAGTTGAAGATATTGAAATTATTGATTCTGTAACAGCATCTAGAATCCAATCGGCAGGAAATGTAGTTACATCTACAGGAACTATTAATACAGGAATTAAGAGTCAAGCATTATCAACAACTACAACTACAACAAGTTCGAGTAGTTCAGGTAGTTCAGGTAGTTCAGGATCAAGCGGTGGAAGCGGAAGCTCCGGCGGCGGCGGAGGTTATGGATACTAATGGCACAAGATGAAAGCCCAATCCCAACAAGCGGGGATGCAAAAAGAAGAACAGCTGATTTACTACCAAGATATTTTAGAACAACAGCAAACAAAAAGTTTCTAAGTAGCACAATTGATCAGCTAACGCAACCCGGGTCAATTGAAAAGATTGATGGCTATATTGGTCGTAGAGATGCAAAGGCATTTAAGTCCACTGACAATTACGTTTCTGATGTTTCAGCAGAGAGAGAAGACTATCAACTTGAACCTATTGCAACAGTTACAGATAACTTAGGTAATACAACGTACTACGGTGATTATCGAGATTATATAAACAGTAGCAAAATTAGAAATACAGACAATATTGATCACAGCCTATACAGTTCACAAGAATATTATGCTTGGGATCCTCATATTAATTGGGACAAGTTTGTAAACTTTAGAGAATACTATTGGTTACCTTCAGGACCTAACGAAGTTCCAGTTTACGGAACAGCTCGAAATATTATTAGTACTTTTGCAGTAGCTAGACAAGATAATGTAGATAATAATTCTTATATTTTTAGCAAAGAAAATAAAGTAAGTAATCCAACACTTACTTTGTATAGAGGCCAAACGTATAACTTTGATATAGATGCTATTGATATGCCTTTGAGTATTAGAACTAGTAATAGTATTAACGATGATACAAACCTATATAACATTGGTGTTAGCCAACAAAAAGTAGAGCAAGGTAGTATTACTTGGACAGTTGATTTAGAATCACCCGATGCGTTATATTATACAAACGGAAACGATCCTGAAGCATCAGGTCTTATCATTATTAAGGATATTAGAGATAATACACAACTTAATGTAGGCGAAGAAATTATTGGTAAGAAAACTTATACTATGCAAAATGGTTACGAATTAACTAATGGCATGAAAGTAAAGTTTTACGGAACAATTACACCAGCCAAATACGGAGAAGGTAATTGGTATGTTGAAGGTGTTGGAGAATCTATTACATTAATAGCAGAAGAAGATTTAGTTATTACTGCCGATTATTTAACCGACGTTTCAACAGAATTTGATGCACAAGGATTTAGTGCATTACCTTTTGACGATGCAACTTCATACGCTATCCTAAAAGATTATATTGTTGTTAACAAAGCATCAAAAGATGGAAACCAATGGTCGCGTTATAATAAATGGACACACAAAAGTGTCATCGAAACTATTGCGGCAGTTAATAACGTTCCTGTAGTACTAGATCAAACTTATAGAGCTACAAGACCAATTATTGAATTTGACGCAGGACTAAAACTTTATAATTTTGGTACACAATCAAAAACATCAGTTGACGTAGTTGATACAGTTACTAAAGATGTGTTTTCAAATATTGAAGGACAAGCAGGTTACTTTGTTGACGGTGTTGAATTAGTTACAGGTATGCGAGTATTGTTTACAGCAGATCCGGATAGTTTTGTTGCTGGTAAAATTTATGAAGTAGGTTTTATTAGTCAGAATGGCCAAGCTCAAATTGCACTAAAGGAAACTACAGATACTACTCCTTTAACAAATGAAACAGTTCTTGTAAAAGCAGGCACAAACTATAAAGGTAAGATTTTTTATTATAACGGTACTACGTGGAAACAAACACAAGATAAAATAAAAGTTAATCAACAACCGTTATTTGATTTGTATAATGATGCAGGAGCACAACTTTCTACACTAGAGTCAAGTACATTTGCTGGTAACAAAGTGTTTAGTTATAAAGTTGGAACAGGCACTAACGATTCTCAATTAGGATTTCCGTTAAGTTATAGAACCATTGAAAATAGCGGTGATATTGTTTTTGACTTTAACTTATTAGCAGACACGTATCAATATGACGAAGTTGCTGATGTATTTACAGTTAGTACTGACACTGCACTATTAAGACAATATACTGGCAGAACTTCATACACAAATGTATCAGGATGGACTAAAGCACCAACTAAATCTA